AGTTTGCGTAGCGAGTAAAATTCCCTGAACCTGCAAAACTGAGTCGAGGAGAGCTCGTGCATGCTCTATTGCTGCCACTTGCGCCTGGGAAGCTGCTGTGGTTAGGGCCGTCTTGGTAGCCCAGGCGTCCTGCATAATCACGATGGCAGTTTGCAGGTCCGCGATCTTTCCCTCGTTTTTGTAGATCGCCTCGATGTCCGCGGCCGTTTTGCTGCGAGCTTCCAACAGGGTGTTTTCCGCTTGCAACCCTTGGATGTCGTTGTTGATCTCGCGTACCTGGTTTTCGACGATCTTCTGATGCGTCGAAAGTCTCATCTCCTGCAAAGACTGAAGGGCTTGCTGTACCCCCTCGACGACATTCTGATAGATCAAAGCGTTTTCGCCGGCCTTGGCCAAACCCGTGGCAATTTTTTCGACCTGCTGGGCCAGCAGAGCGGAAGTTTCCTGTGCAGATTGTGTTTTGGCCCCTAAAGCGGCAGTGAACTCAACAGCTTGCTGTGCAAAATCTTTCTGATCCTGGTGGGCGCGAGCAACCATAGTCTCTGTCAGATTGAGTTCTTTCCGTCTCTGGATAACATTGGTAAGGTTTCGGTCCAAATCGGCATAAACCGTCGTGACTGCCTGTGCCGCCTGCAATGCGGCCGTCTTATCCACGTCCGTGACTTTTATGTGCGCGCGCATCAGCGCTTCGTTGGTGGAGATCGCCGACGACAGGCGCCCCAAAGCTCCTATGGTCACATTCAAATCGACGGGAACTAGCTGCACGCCACTGGCCGAGTGCTTCAAGCCTTCGATCTCCTTCTCCAAAGAAGCCACGCCGGCCTTCAAGTTCTCTATCTGTTTGGTGGACTTTTCCGCCTCATCCCCGTAGCTGCTAAAAAGTCCTCTGCTAACCGTAGGATGCGCAAGAGGAGAAGCTCCGCCCGCCGCCAATTTTTGCAGCTTCTCATTACGAGCTTGTTCCGTCTCCAGAGCTTGTTTTCGCAAATCTAGGTCATGCTCAAGACCCGGTATGGCTGCGGCTGCTTTTGCTTGCCTGTCGGCTTCTACGCTTTTTAGCCGCTCCTGGAGAGCCAGAATGTTTGTGACATGATTGCCCTCTTTGTCCAAGAGATCGTTGATGTCTATCTTTGCTTGTTTAGCCTCCAATATACTTCGTGCTTCCGCTCCCTGGGCATTTGCAATCATGCGCTCCAAAGCGAGCTGGTTCTTTTCCTCCGTGGAAATAAAGTGGTACACGCCCAACTCGGCTTCTGTAAACTGGGACTTCCCGCTGCGAATATCTTGCAGGCGCGTCTGCAAGTCGATCATGTTCTGAACTTCTTTTTCCAGATCCTGGGTCAATGCCACGCTGCCCTGCAACTGCTGCGCCAAGGTAATCAGCGCTTTCGTTTCTCCCGCGGTGTGAATTTCCCACGCGGTAAATGCGGAAACGACCGTGAGCACCGCCATCGCCGCCAGAACATAAGGGTTCGTCGCCATGAAAACGCCTAGAGCTCTGAGCTTCAGCAATGTGGTGGCGCCTTCAAACCCGAGGACGGTCAGGCCAACGGATAGAGCTTTGACGGCCCCTAGAAAGGCCATCGTGCCTGTGATCGTGGCTACGAAAGATCCTCCCACAACATAGACCCAGGGGGGAATGCTTTTCAGAATCGCCGCCAAACCTTCAAGAGCTTTGATTCCTTGCAGCATCACCGGAACAAAACCCTGCCCGATCTGTTCCTGGACATCCTCTACCAGTCTTGGAAGGGACGTTATGCGCTTGCCCGCGTCCTCCATGGCGGTGGTGTATGCACCCGAAACCTTCCCGGCCTCCACCAGAATCACATTGAGAATGGCTTGGCTTCTCTCCAACTGCGTAAGTGAATCCGCCGTCCGGTTTATGGACGAAGCGTATTCCTCAAAAATCGAAGGAAGGTTCTTGACGATTCCGTACTGCCGCAACTGCATCACGTAGTTCGTTTGAATCGCATCGGTCAAGGTTCCCAGGGCCTGGGAAGTATCCTCTCCGGAAACCACGGCAAGATCCCGCGCTGCCGTCGCCAACTTGGTAGCATCCGTAAGCTGCAATTGCGACCTGATAAATTGCAGGGTGATATCGATCGATTCTTTGTGTGTGATGTTCAAAGCCCGCAAACCTGAGATTTGCGCCTGCGCCGCGCCTGTGGAATAGTTCATGGTCTGCGCCGTCAGACCCATGACCGTATTCAGCACTTCGATTCGAGCCGCGAGAGCCGTGGACTCGACTATGGTGCTGTGGATCATCTCCTTTACACCGTGAAGAGCCTCCCCAAGCAGTTGAGTTTGGGCATACAACTTCAACCAGCCCCCCGCGGATTTTTCCGCTTCCTGGCCGGAATCAAGAGCAGATTGACCCAGCCCCTTCAAGTCCTTGGACACATTCTGGATTGTGACCTGGCCGGTCTTGGCGTCCACCGCAATGGTGAGCTGGATCGTGCTGCCGGGCCCGCCACTACCAGGCGGAGGGGTTGGGGTCGTTGGCGCCACCGTCATCCTCCTTCTTGATGGGGAAAGTAATCGAGTGCACCAGGTTCACCTTGTCGAGCACGTCGGTGTGCTGTTCCTTGGGCACATCCATGCTCTCCATTACCTGGTAAATCGCGCTGATGTTGATGCCAAGGACGGTTCCCAGACCTGCGACGATTACTTGATTCCAGCACCTGGCGTAGACTTCCCATGCCACGATATTTCCGGGCATCAGTTCCACGGCCGGGCAGTCTGCGCAGCGCTGGAACTTCGCGCTTTCCACCGCTTGGGTTTCGCCCACGGCTATGAGCTGGCTCCTGCACTGCTCGAAGATCTCCTGGCAGATTGCGCACGTTTTTGCGTATCCGCCCTGCTTCTGCCAGCGGGCGAACGCGGTCAGTTTCCCAGTTCGGCGGCCTTTTTCTGCTCGTTGAAGGTATCGACCTTCTGCGTCACCGAGGCGAGCCACTGGTCGAATTCCAGGCTGTGCTCGATGAGCATTTCCTTGTTCTCGTCCGTGCAGGGAACTTCCAAATCGCCGGCCAGGGAAGAATCCAACTTCAGAATCACCATGCTGCGCAGGACATCGATGGTGAGCCCCTTCCACTCCTGAATGACCTTGCGGGCATAGAGCTTCCGGAACTTCAACTTGTCCATCTCCTCCTCTTCCCGGAGGGTCCGCATGTTCAGCTTCGTGGTCTTGGCGGCCTCGAACATTTTCTGCATCTGCTGCTTGCCGTAGTAGGTGACTCGCAACCAGAACGGCGTATTTTGATACTGAACCCACACGCCTTCGTTTTCGGGGCGCGCGGTGTCAATGAGATCGGCTAATCGTACAGCTTGCTGTTGATCGTTCACGTGAAAAAGCCTCCTGATTCATTCTACATGGGAGGGGCGCCTATCCTGACGCCCCTCTCCCCAGGGTTCACGCCCTGGCACGTTGCCTGGCACCGGGAAAGGATCGGCCCAGGCGCGCGGACGCGGGGTATACCTACGAATGCGATACGGTCGTTGTCGAAGAAGTGACCGTGCTCGAAGCCGCCGGCGCGAACATGAGCGCCGCCTCATCGTCGTACGACGGGCTGGCCGTGCTCTTGAACGAAATGGTGGCTGTCTTTTCGTCTTCGCCCGCCACGTTGGGGGATCCCCACTCGACCCGCGGACAGTGAATCTCGGCCAGGCGCCCGGTAGTTGCCGAACGATCCTGCATCGGGATAATCACGTAGTCCTGGTAAAGCGGATCGCGCAAAGCCTTGTACATGAAGACAGGCAAATCGCGGTAGGCAAACACCGTGATCTCGCCTTCACAGGTCCTGGCCGCCGGCCGAACCACTTCCGTGGGATAGGGCTGGTTGTCTTTCAGATCGGCGTGGTACTTGTAGTTGTTGGTGATCGTCACCCTGGCCGACTGGATGATGTACGGCGTCGTAGGCAGGCTGGCGATCGCCTTCGTGGAGATCGTGCCGCCGATGCGCATGATGCCGTACTTGCCGTACATCGGGATGCCCACTTCCGTGCCAGCGGGGAGGTACGGCGCCACGATGTCACCGCTTCCACGTGTGGCTGTGCTCGCCAGGGTGAGGATATTGTTCACGTAGTCTACCGCCGTCACTGTAGCCGTCGCTCCAAGCGCGCCTGTGGCGTATGTGATGAACTGGATCATGAACTGGTCACCAGTCTGGCTGAGGAAGAACTTGCTGGCGTTCTCCACTTTGAGAGATGTGCCTGAGCCGGAATCCGCGGCGGTTACGGCATCCGTGCCGCAGAAACCATGCCGCATGAACTCGCCGGAAAAATTCGCCTTTGCCAGGTCGTTGCCCGCGCAGTTGAACTCTCCGACATTGGTGGTGGCTCCGCAGGCGTAGTACATCATGTGGCCCACTTTGAACCACAGCGTGAAGGTGAGGGGGACGGTGCCAGCCGGTGAAACCGACTGCAACAGGTATGCCCGGCTGTTGGCGCCGAACCAGGCGGTTTGCGTGGTGTCCGCAATTTTTCCAAACAGGCTGGCCAGAATGGGGTCCAATTCCGGAGCCGCCGGCGTTCCTGATGCGGCTACGGTTTTGATAACCGCGGGGAAACTCCACTTGCCGACGTCGAACGATCCTGGGGTTGGGTCCAACTTCGACAAGGTGTTTCGGTATTGCGGGTCGTCAACCATCCGCATCAACTGCTGTACCGATCCGGCGCCCGCCGCGAGAATGAGATTCATGCCTGACGCATTGGGAAGCACCTGTGTGCCGGGCGTCGTTTCCAGACCGGCAAAAAGCTTGGTCTCCCGTGCTACTGCTACTACTAAGTTGTTCAATGTTTTCTCCTTTCTTTAACCGATCAAGAAACTTTGGATGTACATAATCTGCAAGTCCAATTCTACGTCCACCACGGGGTACTCGCAACGATCCGTGCGAATCGCCAGGATGTCCACAGTTGCCACGCGGCCCCCCAAATCGGCATTGGTGCCCAAGCAGCTCTTGAGAGCCGCCACCCAAGTATCCACCGAAGCTGTGAATGTGGCCAGGTTCGTGTCCACTGCCAGAAGCCTTGTCGTGATGAACAGGGTCTTCTTGGTGTCCATCGAACCCTGGTACTGATACGGCTCGTTCGTGTCCTTGAACCAGATGCCGGGCGTGTAACGCGCGGAAATCTGCTCTGGGGAAATGGGCCAGTTCCGCGCTTTTTCCACCCATACCAAGCTGGGAATGGCCCTGAAAGCGTTGCCCAGTGCATTGACGATCGTCTCCCTCCAAGGCTGCGTAAAAGGACCTGAAGGAAGCGCGCTTGTTGAGTCGGTGGAAAACGCGGCCGGAAGGGTCACTGTTGTGCCGGCGCCGGAGTCCACCACCTCGATATAGTCCGCCTCGTAGAGCACGGCAAACGCCGGGCTCTCATCGTCGGTGGATGTGTCTGCTTCGAGCCGGGTAATTCTTCCGCGGCGGGAAAGGCCGCCCCAGGTGGGATCGGAGACCAGGACGGCGCGGGTATCGTCTATCAGGTCATCAAGCTGCACCACGGCGGATTTTCCCGTGCGGCCCGTGTCTTGCCGCGTGGGGACTTTAACCTCGCCGGCGACGGTCATCTGGACCGTCTGCTGCAAGATGTCGGCCAGCATATGCCGGCCGCTTTCGACCGGATCCACCAGAAAAAGGCCGGGAAACTTGTCGTCGGAGATGCCGAACATCGAACGGTTCACGCTGCGCACAGTCGAGAGAAAGATGTGGGCGCTCCCGGAGGCGAGATTCGGGACGGGATTGCCGGCCTTGATCTTGCCCAAGGCCGTCTCCACCGCCTCAATAATCAGCGTGCGCGTTGACTTCGGCATTTCAACAATTCTCTGCGCAATTCCTCTGTGGTCATTGCCCGGTCCAGGTCCACGTAATAGTGGTGACCCAAAACGGCGTCTTCCACAGCGATCGCCAAAGGGCCTCCGTTGCTCAGAGCCTTGCGGACTTCTCCGACAAGAACATATTCCGAGGAGCTGGGTTCCACGTGCTTCTCCTACATCGAACGACCGTAGCCGGCATGGCCGCCAGGAAGCGCCGCGTGACCAAGGATGTTGAAATCCTGGCCGGACTTTTTTCCTTTTCCTTTTCCATGGTGGGGGGTCCTCCATCCTCTGAATCCACCACCTTTGGCACCTGAATTGTCTCTTTCCAATTCACTGATGTGCCCCAAGTGATGCAAGGATCCCCCGTATTTGCTTTTCTGGTACACATTACCTGTGGGCTTATGCAAAAACTGGCCGCCGGGATGACTTTTACCCTGCTGCTCAAACTCATGAGCGGGTAACATCTCGCCGCCTTTTCCGTGACCGCTACCTTGGACGTGGTACTCGTTTAATTTACCTCTTGGAAATCCCATTTCAAACCTCCAAAACCATTGTGTCGGCCCGCTAGGCCGGTCCTACTACCGTCTTCTCCGAAGCCAGAGCCTCGGCAATTCTCTTCTTCAACCTGGTCAACTCCGTCTGCACTTCCCGGTCCATTGCCACCTTGTCCACGGACTTTTTGGCGCCAGGGTGCCTCACTCGCGGCCCAAAAAACTGATCTCCGCTGGCGAACTGGAAAGCCAGCACCTTGGCATGAACCGCCTGGATAGCGTGCCTTTTGGTCCCACTCTGCAACAGCGGCCAAATTTTCGCCGCTCGTGGGTCAATGTTCCGAATCAGGATCTTCAGCTTCGCGTGCGGCTCGTCCGTCTCCACTTCGCCTTTCCACCCGGCGCGCAATTTTCCCGGCGAAGGCTGGTTGGGATCCTTCGACACCGGCGTATATTTCCGGTAGAGCTTTTCCAGGATGGCTGAGGACTCGACGGCGACACCCTTCAGCCGGGTGAACTTCAGCATGTTCTCCATCCGTTTCAGAACGGCGTCCATGCTGACCGAGATTTTGATGCCGTCGATCATTTCAAACCTGCGCGATCGCGGAAAAATCTTTGACTGAGTTCATGGCCGCCATGGCTGCCGGCGTAATGGCGTCCGTGTTGCCGCTCCACCACCAGTCCCAGGCCATGCTGGCGCGCATCGCAGCGATAAAAGAAAAAGCCCGCTCCTTCACCGCCGCTTCTTCCAAACCGAAGAACGGGTTGCTGTGAAGAACATCGCCGTCAAGGTTGGCGTATTCCTCCACCGATCCGAGCAGCCAGCACCTGAACGTCTTGCATGTGGGCGGTTTTACGCCTTGAATTTCACAGGAGTGCTTGCCTTCCGTTCGGCTCAAAAAAGCGCAGCGCCCGTGAGACCTGGTGTTAAGAACCGGCAGACTACCCGGCCTGTCTTGGGCTACCTCCACAGCCTCCACTCGGAGCAAAAAATCCGCTGTGGTGTTCAGGTGATCTGCTACCTCTTCCAAGTTGGGAACAGGAACCCCGTGCGCTACGTAGCAGCAGGCTCCGCACTGCTGGCAGAGTTCTTCGGTCCAGGGGAACTTCATCGGCCGTAACCCGCATGCCCACCGGGAAGCCCCGCATGACCCAGGATGTTGAAGTCCTGACCGGATTTGCGACCAAATGGATTGTGCCCCGGCTTGCTGTGCGATTTGCCGGGATGTTTTTTGCCAAACTTGCCATGCTTGCCACCGGCGTTATGGTCGCCTGTTACCGGATCGAAGGTGCCTCCGTTCATAACATCATTGGTATAGTAGTGACCTAACTCACCGTGAATGGTGTACCTCTCACCCGAGGAGTTTGGCCCAAAGTACTTTTCTGCTTCCTTATGCGAACCGAATGAGGGAGTCCCCATAGGCCCGTGCTTACTACCGCGTGGGACGTGGTACAAGTACTCGTTTAATTTACCTTTACCTCTTGGAAATCCCATTTCAAACCTCCAAAACCATTGTGTCGGCCAGCAAGTCGATGAAGTTCTCTACCTTCAGAGAAACTGGATCGCTCATCGCGGCCAGCATGTTCCAGTTGACCGCCGCCAGGATGAAGTACCACGTCCCGGTCGGCAGCAGAGTGTACTCCATCCACAATTCGTTCTTGGCCATCTGCGCTTCCCCTGTCGAAATCCAGGGGCCTGAAACGCGCTCGAAGGCCAGCGTGTCGGAGTAATAGTCGTAGATCGTGCGGATCACCTGCCAGGTTTCAAGAGGCGCCCGTGGATTCTGCGAAGCGTAGAAGCGAAGGTATGCGAGATCGCCTGTGTCCATCCGGGCCCAGTCCAAAACCAGGCGCCCGAAAGGAACGGCGATGTTCTGGAATCCTCCTGTGTCGGCCGGCGGATTCACCCTGGCGTTCGGATAGTAGAGGTAGGAAACCGACAGGAGTTTCGGCTTCGGAGGCGGCGGCGCAATCTGCACGGGAACCTTGGCGTGAATAAGCCTACTGTCCCGGACCAGGTTGCCAATCACGATGTCCCCGCTCACATTGTCTTGTGCGGCGATGCGATCGCGCTGGTAGTCGTACTCGTCCCGCAGCTCGTTAGCGGCGGTAATGAGCATCTGTGAATTGCCCGTCTTGTCTGCGGAAAAATTCGCGCCTACGGAAACTCGGGTATCTAGAGCATATTCCAGCGCCTTATCCCGGGCGATGCGGACCTTCGCCAGCAGCAGGATGAGCTGTTCTTCCTCCACGGGAACTGTTGCCCACGTGTAAGACTTGTTGTGCTGGCGAAGGGCCTCGAACAGGGCCTCGTTCAGGAGAGCATTGTCGAAACGCCGCTCTCCCGTGAGCCAGGAGATGTCTCCAAGCTGGCCCCGCATCGTTTCCCGTAATGCTGAAATAGTGGCCACTGCACCATCCGATTATTCGTAGTACGGGTAAGCCAGTTCCTCCCGTATCAAGCCGTCGCGAACACTCTTCGGCACCTCGCACACCACGTCCTTCGTGAAGTAGTAGCGGTACGGCCCAATGAACCTGCTGCCGGTGAACCTGGGCCTCACCTTCACTACCTTTTCCTCCGAAACCAGAGCCTCATCGATGGGGCCAATCTGGATCTTCGTGCGAAGGTCCGCCCTGGAAGCCGGCCCGACCGGGGGAGGAGCTTGTGTGCTTGGATCGGTGAACACCGGCTTGGGCGCCGGCGGAGGGTCGTTGTAAAGGTTGGACGTTGTCGTAAGGCCCTGCGGAGGAAGCGGGATGTCGTTTGCCCGCGCGCCTTCGGCGAGCTGATCCATAACCGAACTGTTGAAAGCGGCCGGGGGGACTTCTCCCTTGAACGGCTTGCCTTCCTCGGTCTTTCCCGTGATTTCCCGCCCTCTTACAGAGTGTGACGTATCGGGTTCAGAATTCGTGTTTCTCGTGCCAGCAGGCAGCGGAACTTCAATCATTCGTTTCGGCTGCGGAAGTTTTGTCCGCTCCGGAACTGCCTCTGGAATATCCAGCGTTGTGTTCTTTGCCATGGTTTTACCTTTCCTCGTTGCAATCACCGCCCCTTTCGGGCGATACCTGATTGTACCGAAGCAGTGTTCAAGTTTGCGCTGTTACGCGCGGATGCGAATGCGCACGGCCATCTGAGGCGTAGCCACTCCGCCAGCGGAATGCTCGACGGAGAAGGTCAACACATCGTTCAGTTTGGGTGGCGCCTTCGTAGCGTCCAGTGTGAGAGTGAACGGAACGTACGCAGCCTGTGACACGGAGGCCGTGGTCAGGGAAGCCAGAACATCGGTCCCTGTGCCATCGCCCTTCCGGTTATACAGCTTGAACGTAACGTAGTTCGATCCATTTGCGGCGATCGCAGCCTGCGCAATGACCTCAACCGAATCGATCTGAATGGGATCCGCGGCGGCGCCGCTTCCCTTCAGCATTTTGTCAAGGACCGTTTCCGCATCCGTGCCCGCGGTTCCCCGCGCGGCGATGGAATACTGCTTTTCTATGAAGTTGCGAACGGCCCCCTTATCGACAGGAACCGTTCCGACATAACCGAGTGCACCTATAGGCATTTTTCTCCTTTCATTTCGACCAGACTTTGACCAAACGCCCTGGCGCTACGCCGACACGATCGGCAGAATGTTGTCGCCGTTGATGATCTTCGACCCCATGATCGAATACCACCCAAGCGAATGCTTGCGGCCGAAGTCCTCGACGCCGTTGTCCCGCATCTCGACCGGAAGCCCGACCGCCCATGCGTAACTGTTGTCGCCCATCAGGACCGCTTTGTACAGATTGACGGAGCCTGCGCCGGCCGTAACCAGGGTGGCATCGTAAGCCGGATCGGTGGAGAGAACCGCGCCATTGTTCATGTGCCCGGTGCCCACAAAACGAACATCGTCGAAGCGGCCGAGTTCGCCGCGGAAGAGCTGTTCGGTGGCGCCGTAAGTCGAAGCCGACACCCATTCCGGATCGCGCTTCAGGCTGGAAGCCTGATGCGGGTGAACGAAACAGGCGAAAAAGTCCCCATTGAACTTGGGAACGTTGAGGGTGTACAGACGCTCGACACCGGCGCGCAGGTCGTCGATGCGCAACGGCTGGGAAATGCTGGACAGCGGCCAGGCGCCGCCCGAGCCGATGGAGTTTGCCGATGCCATCACAGCATTGCGCAACAGCAAGTCGGTGACACGGGCGTAGTCGCGCCCCAACTGGTACGCGGCCTCGGTCAACACATCGTCGTATGCGGACTGGAGCAACAGTTCCGAAATGGCAATTGCGTTGCCATACTCGGTCACCGTTACAAAGACCTGCGAGGCGGTCATGGCCTGCGTGGTCATGTTGACGCCTTCGGTGAGGGGTCCGCCGAGCGCCAGGTTCTCGTAGATCGTGAAATAAATGGTCAGGCCGGGCTGCCGGGTCAGTTCGTCCTTGATGACGGCGAACTGCTCGAACCGCATGGCCGGAAGCGCGCGGTGCTGAATTTCGCGCGAATAGACGTTCAGAATTGCTTGCGGCAAACCGGTTACCACACCGGCTGTCGCCGTACCCGTAAGTGCCATTGACGTAGCTCCTTAAGCAAAGTCCTGCGCCTTTCAGCGCGGCTGCTTCATTGGGAGCCCTGCATCCTGGAAAATCTTCGCTTTGATATCTTTCTTTTTCTGATCCCACTCTTGAGGGGACATGTCCCGCCAAGCTTCTAACCCGCCTGCTGTTACGGCTGCGTCACCTGAGGGTGTGCCCGGAAATACCGGTTTTGGCAGAGCTTCACGAAGTGGCGCCCCAAGTTCCTTTCTTACGCGCTCAGCTTCTCTGTCGGCGATTTCCTTGTACTTCGCCTTCGCGCGCTCGAAACTTGCCTGTAGCTCCTCGGGTGTGTTGCCGGCCACCATTTCCGGGATCAGCTCTTGTGTACTCTGGAGGAGGCCCGTGCGCTGCGCCTCAAGCCGATCTCTGCGGCGCTGCTCCTCATTTTCCTTGCGCTGATTGTCCAGCGCGTCGTCCATTGCCTTACTGAACTGGTCCGTCATGCTGGAAACCTGGCCCGTGAGGGCCGCGATTTGTTGTTCCAGCGTCTGAGCTTTCCGGCTTCCATCCTGCGCGGTCTCGAGGGCCGCGCGGGCGTCCGCCAGTTCCCGCTCCTTTTTCTGCAGGTCGGCTTTGTGACGTTCGATCTCGGGATAAAGCTTGGCCTTCTCATCCCGTCTGGCTTCTGCAAGCCTGCGTTCTACCTCTTCCGCCGAGATGCCCCCATTACCGGCTGCTGCCTGATGCGGCGGGGCTCCTGCGGGTGATCCTGGTTGTTCTCCGGCTGCTGGTGTGACCTGTGATGTTGCCATGGTTTCCTTATCCTTCGTGAAAATTCTTCACCTAGCTGAACTACGCCAGGCGGGGATCCACTGCCACCCGAACCAGGGCGTCCGGATCGAGCGAGTTGGTGGTGGCCCGCGGAGTGGCGTCCGGGCGATACCCGGTCTTCCGCTGACTCTTGTTGGCGCCCGCTTCCACCCCGATGCCCCGTTCGTCATTCACGCGGCCCGGCTGAGGGTTAATCGCTTTCTGCATGTTGCCTCCTTACTGTTCATACACCCTTTCGGGTCCAAAACACAACTTCATGCTACCACTACACTCCCGAGGCCTGCGCTCCTGCCTGTTTTTCGGCTTTGGCTGAGGACTCCTCGGCTGCCGCCGCCTCTGTCTTTGGCGGCTTTTTTCCGGGCGGCTTGGGACCTCCCGCACCGCCTGCTCCACCACTCACACCAGCTTCCTGAAGATTCACGGCGTGGTTCAACTGCAACTCGTTTTCTTGCTCTGTTGCCTTTTGAAGCTCTTCGTCCACTTCGTCCAAAACCTTTTGTGCGTCGCTCACATCCAACTCGGCTGGCGCGATGTCATCGTGGATCAATTCCCGCAAGATCATGGCCCGGGAAAGCAGTTTCATCTGCTGCATGACGGTCAGCTCGTTCAACCGAAGCTGCTTGTCGCGCGGCAGGGGGTCCGGCCACTTCACGCCGCTGTAGTAAGGCAGGGGACGGCCATTGGCCTTGTAGTCTCCCAAAATTTCCCGGACGCGGAGAATTTGGTAGTTCACGTACTGGATGCCCTTCGTATACGTGAGCCGCTTCTTCTTCATGTGCTCCAGGATCGGAGCGAACTGGATGGCCAGGGCAACGCCAGACGTATTCGAGATCGGAACGTCGCCCCCAAAGGCAACCTTCGGCATGGAGCCAAGCTGGAACAACGTGTCCTTCAGATTCATCAGGTACTCGCGTGCCGCCGCCAAATCGCCCTGCAGCTCCAGGTTCTCCACCCTGGCGTCCTTCGGCAGACCACTCCACACCTTACGGGCGCCTTTTTGCAGCGTGGAAGCCTTCGCGCCATAAATCACGGTCACCGGCGCCGCGTGGTAGTTGATGATGTCGCCCAAGTCGGTGGTCTTCTCGTTGAACTCCCGATTCGAGTCCACCACCTGGCCGATGTCCGACATGCCGAAAAATTCCGTGCCCACCATCAGGTTCGGAATATGCGTGAACGGAATTTCCCCCAAAAGGTTCGGCTTGGAATTGCTGATGGGCTGGCCGTCCCGCAGTTCCCAAACCTCATCCTTCGTCCAATACTGCCCCGCGACGTAGGTCCGAACCCTGACGCGGCCGAAAGCATTGCTCACCACTTCCGATTCGGGCCACTGCACCAGCAAACCGGAAAATCCGCGGTCGGAATTTCTGAAAAAAATCGGGAAAACAAATTCGCTTGGAAAGACGGTCAACTTTACGCGATCGCCAAAGACCGCATCGTTGTCGATCCCGACGTTTACCCAACAGTCGCCTGTCACCCCTCCGACTTGGCCCATCTGGAAACCAAGCTGCCCAATGTGGTTTTTTTCCCACTCCTCGTTCAACAGGTCTTCGGCTGCCTGATAGGCGCTGCCGCGAAAATTCGCGTGGATCGTGAACTGATTGCCGAACAGATATTGCGAGTGCTTGTCCACGAAAAGCTGCACGAAGTTCGCGGTGGTCACAGGCTCGCCGGCCTCGGGAACATAGTTCCAGTGGTTGCCCTTGTAGAAGTTCCAGAGCCTGCCGTATTGCAGAATGCGGGCGGCGTTCTGATGCCAGATGTCTATTTCGTGCCCCGACGTGATCGGGTAGTCCCGGTTCACGCGATTCAGCGTGAACCTGGTCATGTCGCCCATGCTCATATTAGAGCCTCACTGTCCGTATCCTGCGTGCCCGCCTGGAAGTCCTGCGTGACCTAAGACGTTGAAATCCTGACCAGACTTGTGCGTTCTGCTCCCTCGCTCGCCTATGACAACTGGCAGTTTTGCCATTCCCATCTCGCGTCCTATAGCCAGACGGTGGTGCCCGTCTTCTATATGGTAGTGTCCTTCACCCTCGTGGCGCAGAATGATAGGTGCCATACCGTGCTTGCGTACGTGCTCCTTGAACTTTTCCAAATAGGGGCGCTCGAATTTCTGAATGGAAGCGACCCTACCTGCATCCTGCAACTTCATCAGGTGTGCCTTGGTGGCCATAAAGCCCGAGGCACCTTGAGACTCGTGGATTGCTCGAGCAGCTCTGTGCGCTTCGCGCCGCTCGTGATCATCCCGTGCTTCTTCATCAACCGTCATTTCCGCACTGTCTCCGTGAGGATAGCTTGCTCGATCTGACTCCAGACCGCTTCCCATCGGTAATGCTGGCGGTAGAACGTCTTAGCCCGAAGAACGTGGTTCGACTCCATCGTGTGCACGATGATCTTCGCCATGTCCCGGAAAAAAGCCGCCTTGTCTGGCATCTCCACCTGCTGCTGGTAGCTGCCGAACGTGAAATGCAGAGCGCTCCCTGGGCCGGCGATTTCCTGGAACATGGGCAGATTTTGGTTCAGCACCAAAAGCTGTCCACACAGAGCCGCCTCTGCGGGCGCGTATCCAAAAGATTCTGACTTCGATGGGCAAATAAAAAGGTTGCCTATCTGCATCAAATCGTGCACCACGGCCTGTGAAACTCCAACCTCAAACTCGGGATCGAACCGGCTGGTGAAAATCACTTCCCGGTCAGTGAGCCCCTGGTCGAACGCGTGGTTGATCAGAAACTTCACGTCGGCCCGGCGCTCATCCGTGTTGCACCAAGCGTTGCAGAAAATCAGGCGCACGCTTTTTCCGTGGCGTTTCAGTTGGCCGAACAACTCGATCACTTCCTTGGCGCCTTTTGGCTCGTAGCGATCGGTGGGGATCGGGTACACCTGAATGATGTCCGCCGCCAGCACGTCGTACTCGGTCACCAAACGCTCCGCCAGATCGGTGCGGAACATGTACTCGCGGGGATCTTTTGAATGCGGAATTATCAGCACGTTCTCCTGCCAGGTCCGAAAATGTTCCGCGCATCGAATGCGGTCCTGGTGGTTCGGATAAACGAGCTTCCCGTTGGGTGGCACCCGCCAGTAATCGCGCATGCCTCCACCCGGAACGGAATGCACCCAGTGAAAATGCGGAAAAGGCCAGAACGTAGCCGCTTCCTGCATTCCCAGGTTCAGCGGCAAATTCCAGCCCGTGAATAGAATGTCGTGCGAGAACAGGGCGTTCAGATCGCCGAGGCTGCCGGCCATCCACCGGCAAGCTGCTCTGCCCACGTCGATATGCTCCATGGGCAGTTCCGAAAGGCTTTTGTAATCCTTCTTGGCCCAAACAGGCAGCCCGGCGCGGATCTCAACCCAATCCGGCGCCTCGGGCCATTTGAAATCTTCAAGCCCAATCAATACGGGCGTGTGACCAGCGTGGTGAATCATCCGCAACTGCCCGAGCACCACAGCGGTTAAGCTGTAGTGATCCAACATTGCGGAGAAGGCCGTCAAAAGTCCAATTTTCATGCCTCTCCAATCGAATGCGGGCGGCGCTTTTTTGGGGCGCCGCCTACACGGAGGTTAGCAGGTTTTCGGTCAGATGACCGGGCCATGGTAGCTTCGCCTGCGAACCGACGACGCTACTTCTTGCTGAGGTTCCTCGACCAGCGGCCCATCTTCAACGTAGGGGCCCACCAGAGCCATCAGGATCTGGGTATTCACATTGCCCAACCCCAACAGCTCGAACAGCTTGCCGTAGTTGATCTGCCACGGCTCATTCTCCGGAACAGGACCGCCAACAACAACGGCTTCCGGATAGCGCTCGTAAACTTCTTGCGCGAGAAGACCCACGTATACTTTCTTTTCGAGGTCGGCCTTGAAATAGAACGCGTACACGTTCAAGCCGAACACCTGTGCGATCTTGGACAGGATCTCCTTCAACCGGGCATCCGAGGTCGTGGTAGTCGTAGTGGTTGAAGTCGTAGTGGTCGAAGTCGTAGTGGTCGTGCTGGTCGAAGTGGTGCTGGAACTGGTCGTGCTCGTCAACCCGGTGAACGTGTTGACGAAAACCGCCAGCCAACTGCCGCCGCGGACATAGTTGTCAACCAGCTTTTTCGCCAGCCATTGGGAAATGTCCGGCGAAGGAATCATCGCGTATGCTCTTTCCACGATGTCCCTTTGGCGCACGATGCACGTGTAGGTGACACCGCCGATGGTCCCCGTGATCTGCACCCGGTCGTAGCCTGCCACCAGGGAGTAGCACGTCGCCTTGTTGCCAAATGTCACCGCAACCTGCGTCGTCGAACGCGGGTGTGTGATGTTGACCGTTCGGCTTGCCACGAGATTGTTGATGAGCTGGTCCATGCGGGCCCAGTCATCCAAGAACGCTTGCGCCACGCTGGTACCCGTCAGTTCCGTGGGGTTGAAAGGCTTGGTCCATTCCATCAGATGCGAATTGCCGTCAACCGTACCCGACAAGAGCCAGGAGCCTTCGGCATCGAAAGGAACAGCCGCTGTAATAATCACTGTAGACATGGTTTTCTGCTTACCTCCTCTTTTCGTCAATGAAGCGCTATCGTGTTTCGGTGTCCACGCGGGTACGCTCCTGGCTCGCGCGGTTCTGATCGCCATGCCCTCCCGGAGGGGGACCTTTCCGCGGACTTCCTACTCGGGAGCCTGGAGGAACGCGGGGATTTCCGGGCGGCGTAGAAAAACCGCGGCCGGAGGTATTGTCTTGCGAGAATGCGCCCTCGCCGGGGCGCGCTTTGACTGCCATAGCTTATTCCTCCTTGGCGCCTTCGTGCTCTTCCTTGGCGGCCTGCTTGTGCTTGTGGTGCTGGGCCAGGTGGTGCTTGTGCTTCGCCGAGTGGTGCTTCTCTTCGTCCCACTCTCCCTGTTTGGCCGCTTCGTCCGCCAGGCCTTTGTGATGCTCCGCGAGCTTGCCGTGCATATCTGCTTCGTCACAATGAGAACACATGGTTCCTCCTCAGAAACTTCCGGTATACCCAGACAGTGGGCCGGTCAGGCTCTGCTTCGCCAGCAGGGCGAGGATCTGTGCCACTCGCTGCGTGAAGAGCGGCGTCGTCATCAGCGACCAGTCCAGGAAGCTCACCGTGCTCATGGTGATCGTGAAGGACGTGCTGTACACCGTGGCCGTGATCGACACCTGACCGTAGCCCGGATTCGTAACCGGCGATGCACCAAATGTCACCGTTGGTAAATCCGGCAGATTGGAAACCGTAACCACCTGATTCGCCAACTGCGCGATCGCCGCAAGGTAGGCCGCGATTTCGGCCAAGACCATGGCGGCCAGTTTGGACGCCGGCATGGAGATTTGATCGAGGGCCACGTTGTCTTTGGCGTACAAATAATTGGTCACCCCGCCGCCCGTTGCTTTCACGTAGAGCCGGTTCAGATCCGGGTCCACGCTGAGACTCGTTACTGTCATAAAACGCTCCTATTGACTGATTTTTCCGCGCGCCTCGGCGCGGCGTTGCTGAAACTCGCTGCCCCGGTACTCTTCCCGGCCGTCGTGCATCTCGTGGGTCGCCGCCGGCGCATGGCCCGGTTCGCCAAGCACGAAGTGATCCTGGAAGGAAATAGCCGTGCCCACCTTGGCCAGACCTTGAACAGCACCTCTCACAGACCACTTGTGCGGGGTTTTATCCAGATGTCCAGGGGCTTTGTGCTTGTGCGTTTCGACCAGACCACAATCCGTGCACACCCTTGGTTCGGGGCTGCCCGTCATGAAATTTGCGAACTTTTGACCTTTGCTTCGAATGCTCACATGGACCTCCCGTAGCCGGCGTGCCCGCCCGGCAACGCGGCATGGCCCAGAATGTTGAAGTCTTGACCGGACCGCTCTAAACTGGATTTGGCGCCTGTTCTGGCAAACTTCAACTGGGAATGCGTTTGCCTGTGCGGGCCGAACCGCGGTTCTGCGCCGGCCTTTTTCGCCTTAGCACTCCAGTTCTTTCCGTGGTGTGCCTTCAGCATTTTCTTGTGCTCTGGGGTGGCTCGACCTTGTGCATGAGCCTCTTCCGCTTCCGTTAAAAAATCCGCTGTTCTGGACATGGCCCTCACAATCTATGAAACGGCATTTCACGATCCGACGCAAGTCCTCGCTGGTGGCGGCCCTTGCCGGGATTCAGGAAGAAGTTGTCGTGCTCCTCGATCTCCCTGTTCTCATCGGCAACAAAGTCGCACGCCAAACAGCCAAGCATCAAGCTGGAACAGAAGTCCTTATAGGAGGTCTCGTCCCCGGCCTCCACGGCCAAATAAGCGCCACGGTAGACCTTTTGCAGATTCGTCATCTGCGAGACGAAATTGCGCTGCTTCTGGCCCTTTCGGGCTCGTTCGCTGTTGGGGTATTCGAATCGTTCGTTCTGCAGGTCCGCTAGAAGGCGTGAGTAACCGTCGTGGTTGGTCGATTGGTCCGCAATGAACCGTATCAGCTCCAGCTCGTTCGCGGCAATTTGCGCCTGGAAATAATTCTCCAGCATATCCGCCATTGCCTCGCCGACGCCCGTGGCGTCGATCATGATCCGCTTCAATCCCCGGTAGTTGACCAAGAAGTCCCGGATCTGGCTGAACTGCGCGACATAATCGTCGCCAGTGATCTGCAGCCAGTTCAAAACCCGCTTGTGGCACCGGAAGTCTCCTTCGCCTACATAACCACCTTTAGTGTAGTCCGGTTGCACCACCGTTACAACCGTGGAGCTTTCCGCCTTCCCAACGTCGATTCCCACATAAATCACGTTCACCGGATCGTAGGTCACCGGCGAATAATTTTTCCCCATCAGGTCGAACAGAGTGGGCTCGACGAACATGCCCCTTTCGAGAATCCAGTGGAGGCGGTACGACAGCCTGAACTCGTCGGAGTCGTACCCCAACTCGGCCATCTTTTTCTGGATGTGAATTCGATACCACTGGTTCGCTCTCGCGGCCACTTCAAAGTCGTACTGGAAATGCAGCTTGAGGGTCTGATCTTGCTGCTTGACGTCCTCCCGAACATTCTGCTGGCACTTGTCGTAGAAGGCGGACCTGGTCATATTGCAGGTCCCGATCTGTACGAAGCTGGCGGCCGTGGAGGCTGCCATGGGCACGATCGACTTGCGCCACACGTACGCGTTGATGTCCTGCGCCTCTTCTCCAATAATCAGGTGCCAGCTTGCGCCTTCGATCTTGGCCTGGAGGGCGGAGGAATGGCATTTGGCATACGACCCATTGGGCAATTCCGCTCTGGCGGAATCTTTTTTGTCGTCCATCTCGATCCCTATTTCGTCATCCGCCAGCACTTCATGGGCGTGCTCCGAATGCAGGTAGTGCAGGATCTTGTCGAACAACAGGCCTGACTGCTCGTGGGATGGGGCGTAAATTCCGACCCAAAAGCCATTCTTGAATTTCTGAATGCGGGGATCCGCGAACACGGGCGGCGAATTTTCCTTATCCGGATTCGTAGTGATCTGCGCCAGCAGGGGAAGCATTACCATCATGCCGTCCACGATGACGGCCACCACAGTGGATTTCCCAGACTGGCGCGAAAACAGACCCGTGACATCTTCCGAATCCGACCGCAGCACCGAAAGAATCACGCGCTGCCCAAATTCCCGCTGGTACGCGTGAAGCTGGATGTCAGCCATCATTTCGCTGAACGCCAGAATCGCTTTAGCCAGCTTCCGGAGCTGAACCTTGGACAGGTGCTTGATCTGCTGCTGGCGCAAGTCCTCGCCGGCAAGCGCATCTCTTACCTGGCCGGAAAGTTTTTCCTCGGAACGAAGGCCCGGCTTTTCATCGGTAACTACCGTACGGGCCTCCAGGGGTGAGCGTGTAAGCGATACGTCCAGCACACGTGCGGAAAATAGCCGAACACCACGCCGGCGTCCAACAAGGAAAGCCACAAGTTCCAGTCTTCGTACGGCGCTGTGATCTTGAAGCCGCCCACCTGATCGAAGATGGCCCTTCGCATCAGAACGGTGACCGGGATATAATTGGCGCCGCGGAGCCTATCCGGATCGAACCGGGAAATAGGCGGCCGCCAAGGGGCGCCTGGAGGATACCTGCAAGGAGCATATACCAAATCGGTTTTCTGCTCCTGCGCCGCCTTTACCATCCACTCGACAAACTGGTCGTCCAGCAGGTCGTCGTCATCCAGGAACACCAGCCACTCCGCGTCGGATCCTTGCACCAGATCGTTGCGAATGAATCCGGGCCCGCGGCCTCGCGTATCTACGCCCACCAGGTGGCCTACATCAAGGTAGGTTTGGCGATGGACAGAGGCAACAGCTTCTGTCAGCAATTCCGCCCGCTCTGGAATCGTTGGCGTGATTACATCGACTTGTGGCATACTGAACCCAGGAGCGTTTCTTCTTGGTTCGGCGTGGCGGCTTCTCGGCGGGGGCTGCCGCGCCGTTTTTATTCTTCTTCGTCGTCCTCTTCTTCGTCGTCCTCTTCTTCGTGGTGCCCAGTGGCTTTGGAATCCTGACCGGACTCCTCATCCGTGCACGCTCGACGCTGGGGCTCGAATTCCGTACCAAACTCGCTCATGGGCGCTGCGCTGTTTGCTCCCTGATCGTAGTCCTGAAAGGACGTTGTTTCCGTACCGCCTTTGCCTGCCATAATGCTCCTTTTCACTCCTTTGGAAATCCCGCCGCTTTCCTGCGATTGAATAATTCCTGACCCTGCTTCCAGGATTCCGGCGTGTTTCCGCTCGCGTAAACCTCGTCCCACTCGCCGCCATCCTGGTGCGGATGACAGTGGTGAAAATGCAAATGCCTCGCGTCTATAACGATACCATCCTGGCGCGCGTGTTCCGTGAACTCGTTGTCCACCCACAAGGCCTGGTATGCTGGATTTGCAATGTAGCCCAACTTCTCATAGCGGCGCCGCGAGAGAATGTAGAGGACCATCAGCCGGCGGTCATCCGCAAGGAAACCCGACGAAACCTCCACCACAAACTCCGCGTTCAGGTCGGGAATGATCTTCAGCAACTCCTCGTCCCAATTCTGAGGCGGCCGCATGTCATCGGAGTTGGCAATAAGCACCCGGCCTTGGGAGATCACCGCGGCTTCATTCCAGCCGGCGATGGCTCGTTTCTCGCCTGTGCACCAGTGAACTTTTGATAGAGCGTTCAAGAAGGGAGGCCTGCTTGGATCGAATCCCCATCGGGAATCCGCGGCCATGAGGTACTCCACCCGGTCGGGATTTTTGCAGGAGTCCCACCAGGCCGTGTAGCTATCCTTCCACTTTCGAGGGCGCGCTGTAGCGTGGCAGATCGAAAAAATTGGCGTCATGCTTCACCTCTCGATCGACAGGATTGTTTCTTCAGTCTTTGGGATACCGTCCACGATCCACGCGGGCGGCCGAGTGAGCTTCATCCCCAGGCGCCAGGCCAGCACGGACAGTACGGTCTGATCGTGCCTGTGGCCCAGCACACGGGGATCTTGCGATGCTTGGTGCGCTTCATTAGTCCAGGGCCCTTGAAACGCCGTCTTCTCCTCAGCCAGCAGCAGAAATTCGTTCAGCAAAGCCCGAGCGCGCAAGTCTTTGAGGTTCAACCCGAAGGCCGTTCCTATTACTTGCGGGATTTTGAATGCTGTTTCCCGATCGATCTTGAGGGGGGCCAAAGCAGAATCGCACGTCCAAGGCCCGCAAGTCCAGCAGGGAAGATCCTGCCGGCCGAACGGCAAATTTTCGCTGAACCAATACCCCTGCGACTCGATCCGGTCCCACAGAGGTTCTAATGAACGCACCGGCAGAATCGAAGCGTCTACCCAAAGCAGAGTATCACAGCCTATCCACAGGGCGTGCTTCAGAGCATGTGCCTTGAAAGCGTAGGGCACATCCTTGTGCGAAGGCGCGCCCGGCGGAAGACACCCCCGCCAGTGGGAAATTCTTTTCTCTCCCAACTCCCGTGCGGCTTTTTGCATACGATCCTGCATGGCCAAATATCGGCCGCCCGTCGCCACGTTCACCAAAGCTCTCACAAGACCCTCCAATACACGGGGCAATTTTCCAGCTTCATCAAATAAGGCATGACCGCTTCCCTTGCACCATCCAGCGTGAAATCGTCACAGATACACCATCCGCCGCGGCTGATCTTGGAATAAAGCCCCTCCAAGCATTCCTTGGTGGATTCGTACAAATCCCCATCCAACCTGAGAAGGGCAATTTTTCCCATGAGCGATCCAGGGATCGTCTCGCAAAACCATCCTTCGTGATACACCAGGACATCGGGGTCAACACCCCACCGCTCCATGTTCAACTCAACATTTCTGCGGGAGCATACGGAAATTCCCGAACTGGTGACCTCCGCCTTGCCTGGCTCGCCGTAAGGTCTATGGACGGGATCATCGTTGTGCCATCTGCGATCCTTGGGGCCAGCCATAGGGATTCCCTGGAAAGAATCGAACAAATGAACTTTTCGGCCGCGCGCTCCTGTGTCGTAGATGGCTTTGGCCATTGCGGCCGGGTGCGCGCCGGCATAGACCCCGCACTCCACCAGGTCGCCGGGAATACCTTCCACGATCAGGGCCTTGGCGATCTGGTATGTGGCCCCAACTGCCTCCGGCGCCGTAATCGCCTGCAACGCCAGTTCATCCAAGGATGCTTGCATGTCAACCTCCGTGCAACTTTTTGGCGTACCTCTCGCGGTTTTCCGCAAAAAAGCGATCCCGCTCTGGATGACTCGAAGCACCACCCCAATGCGACACCCATGTTCCCCGCCATCCCGCGATCCTGTGGCCTTTTTCCTCGAGTCGGCGCCACAAGTCTGTGTCCTCCCAATAGCACATCTCAAAATCTTCGTCGTAGCCGTTCACCTGGCGCATCGCCGCCGTGCGCGCCACGTAGAACGCTCCGAACCGCCAATTTGTGCCCATCAGGTCTTGACTTTTGCCCATGCCGTAGTGCATGCAGTTCTCAAAGTGCTCTGGCATTCCAACGGCCAAGTTGTGAATCTGCATGACCTGGATAAGCATGTAAACGGAGTCTTCAACCAGCTCCGCGTCGGTGTTCATCTGGCAAAAATATTCGCCACGGGCGAGCTTCAAACCAATGTTGCAGGCTGGACCAAAGCCTATGTTTTCGGGAAGAAAAACTGTCTTCCAATCCCGTACTGATTCTTTTATAAGGTTTCCCGGTAGGGCTGCACAGGGGGAGTTGTTGTCAATCAAGAGCAGCTCATAAGGGACTTGCACATAGTTGGCGATGGAAGCAATCGCCCTGCGGCACAGCAGCCGTGCATTCTCGTCCTTGTTCCAGATGGGCACGACTATGGTGACTTGCGGTGGTTCTCTCATACTCCCGGGGGATACCTGCGTAGCAGCGCTTCATACTTGGTCTTCAATTCCTGCCAGGCCTTGCGCGAGACAGTGATGTCCTCAACCGGCGTCATTTCTCCACTGGCTTCGCAGGGAATAACGCCGAATACCTCGTCCCAGTTCACTGCATGGTCCAAAGGGACGGGGTGGCCCGCCTCGTCCTTCACCTGGTCCGTTTTTGTTTCCAGGTGCAAAATCACGCGGCGGGTGCGCACGTCTGAATGAATTTCCAGCAGCCGCGCTTGCGGCAACGCTTCCGGCGAAGTCCTGACCAAGTATTCCGTGAGCATGGCGACCGGAAGGATAACCCGGCGTGCTTGCCTTTTGACGTCTTCCATAAAAATCACCTCTTGCCAACGTAGCGCTATTAGCACTATACTCGAAGCGTGCCAGACAAGCAACCCACCAGCTTCCGTCTGACGGAAAACGCCCTGACACTGCTGGCCGCCCTTGCCAAGCGTGAGGGCATAGATAAGACAGATGTTCTTGAAATCTTGATCCGTGAGCGTGCCCGCGGTTTGGGCATACCTGAACCCGAGGAGCCTTCCAGTGCAACACCCTGACGTCCACCAGCCTTGGTCCGCCTGGAGCGAATCTCAAACGCTCCACGTGGCTGCCGCCTATTCCAATCCGTTCCGCTGGAGAACCCGGCGCGAACTTTCCAACGACTTCCGCCGACATATGGAACAATCCCCAAACGTCCAACTGCATTTCGGCGAGCTGGCTTATGGCGCCCGGCCCCACGAGGTAACTGACGCTGAAAATCCTCTGGACGTACAGTTGCGAACACAGGCGGAACTGTTCCACAAGGAAAACATCCTGAACAGGGTCATTTCCCGATTTCCCTCGAACTGGCAATATGGCGCTTACGTGGATGCCGACTTTCATTTCACCAGGCACGATTGGGCGCTCGAAGCCATTCACCAGCTTCAGCACTACGATTTCGTGCAACTGTTTTCTTCCTACGCCGATTTGTCTGGGGATACTTATGGGACCGGACAACTACCAACAAGGGTGAACCCCAGCTTCGCTTTCAACTACATTCAGAACGGTTACAGGCTCCCGGAAGGATATGCCAACGGAGGCTGGAGGAAGCAAGGCGTCTCTGTCAATCCCTATTATGGCGCTGCAATTGGTAAAGGCGGCCGGCGCGGTGTGGGCGCCACAGGCGGTGCCTGGGCCTTCAGACGGTCCGCTTTTGAAACGGTCGGGGGCCTGCTGGACAAATGCATCCTGGGCCATGGGGATTGGTTCATGACTTTTGGACTGGTCGGGGAAGAAGCCCCGGACATGCATATTGACGGCTATTCAGCCGACTACCGCAACACCATTTTGGCCTGGCAAAAAGAAGCGGCTAAACTCCGCAAAAACATAGGCTACTTGGATTGCTTTGCGCTCCACAATTTCCATGGATCCAAAATGCGCCGCGCTTATGCCAACCGCGACACCATTTTGGTCAAGCATCAATTCGCCCCAACGACGGATCTGAAACCCGACTGGCAAGGCATCTACCAGTTGAGCGGCGACAAGCCGGCGCTTCGCGATGCCGTCCGGATGTATTTCATTTCCCGAAACGAAGACGATCCCAACCTCTACGGTAAAGAGCAACCCCTGGTCTGAAAGGAACCATCATGCTCATTCACAAACTTGGAAAGCAACCCCGCAGGGAAGACCGGTTCCACCGGACCCTGCAATTCAAAAACTACCGGCTCCTGGAAGCCTTGCCCACGCCTCCCCCTGAGATCAGCTACGTAGTCAAGGTGCCCTCGTGGCCTATGCTCCTCAACGACCGGCTTGGGGATTGCGTCATCGCCGCCATGGGACATATGGTCCAACAGTGGACCTACTTTGCTTCCGGCGGCACTGCCATGCAGACCATGACGGACCAGGAAGCGCTGGCCGCCTATGAGGCGATTGGCGGCTATTACCCGCCCGACCCCTCCTCAGATCAAGGATGCAACATGCTGTCCGCGCTGAACTACTGGCGGAACCAGGGCATCCGAGTGGCTGGAAAGAACCACAAAATTGCGGGCTTCGTCGAACTCACGCCCACCCTTGCCAATCTCCGAGAAGCGGCCTGGATCTTCGGCAACGTCTTCACCGGAGTTGCGTTGCCTACGGCTGTGCAGGGCGCCGGCGATTGGACCGTTCCTGAAGGGGGCATTTACGGCGCCGCGGGGCAGCCGGGCGGTTGGGGCGGGCATTGTATTCCCGTCATGGCCGAAAGCCCTGAAACGGCAACCTGCATTACCTGGGCCGAGCGGCTGAAGATGTCGCACAACTTCTTCACCGACTACTGCGACGAAGCCTATGCGGTCCTCAGCGAAGATTGGTTAAGCGCACAGGGCGACACGCTCACTGGATTTAACCTTGCGCAACTGCGCAAAGACATTGCGGCGCTGTCTTAAAAAAGCGGCCCGCGGAAAGGAGCACAACATGGTAACTCTCAGTTGGTGGGAGCAGTTCATCATCGGAGCGGCTATCAGCTTCCTAACGATGTTGCTACCCAAGATCAAGAACCCCGTGGAACTGGCCGGCCTGCAAGCGACCATCGCGTTTCTGCAGAAGCTGCTGAACGGCAACGTGACCCTCGAAGCCTGACCGGGCGCCGGGCGGACATAAAAATAGGCCGGGTCCCAATCCTCCGAGGGCCCGGCCTATTTTTTCAGTCTTCCCACTTCACTTTGTTCTCTGCCAGCAATCTCTCTAGATCTTTCCTCGCCTGCGCTTCGGTTATGTGGATCGGCGGCCGGAGGCGCGCCGCTTCTTGAAAGGTGTGCCTACTGACCTGGAAGCCCCGAAACCCGTGCTGTAAGCCCAAGCCCACAGAAAAGATCCAGTTGCCCAGGTTCAGCAGCGTTCTCATCAGGAAATCGAACATCCACTGCGATCCCTTGTGGTAGCGGTACAACTCCCGGACCTTCCTGATGGGGCGGGGCTTATCCGGCGTGGCCTCTCCGCTGAAGAGCTTCAGCAGACCTTTCAGAGTACTCCGCGCCCGACGAAGGTCTCTCGTAACCTCGGAGCCCTGTTGCTCCGCTTCATTGTCCTTCATTTTTTCAAGTACCTCCTCTCCATCTCCTTGTTCGTGCTCATCATCAGACGGCCGCCACGATTTCGACAGTTGTGGTCCGCACAGGGAACGCACATATAGTAGCTGCGCTTGTCGCGGTCGTGGTACACTATCGCCACGGCGGGCGCTCCGCACGGAATATACAATCTACGTGACATCGGCGATGCTTCCTGGCAGCGCGCGCCTTTAGGGATTTTCTTTTCGTCTTCCACCAGCGGAATTTCCATGTTCACTTGCCTCCTCTACAAACCGACATCAGGTGCAGAACATGCTCCAACGGCATTACCGCGCCGCCGTCCAGTTCCACCTCCCTGCTGTACCCACACTCGTCGTATGCCCGGTGCAGATCGTCCAGCCAGGCTAGCTGCATGTCTTGCCACGTGCCCTGCCCGCCATGTTCCAGACGGCGCACACAGCCGAACGCACGGCCCGCTACGAACCAGTCGAACTCTTCTTCCGGCTGGTATGGCGCGTTGTTCAACCAGAAGAAAGTAACGGCGCCGGCATAGGCGTCGTGAATCTCCATCAACAAATGGCGCGCCAGTTCGTGATAGTCCTCAGACCCGAACAGTACACATGGATCGTTTTTCACTCGGGATTGCCCTGGCGCGGGTTTTTTCAAGACGTCGCGGTAATGGTCGTGTGCCACACCGCGAATCCTGATTCTTTCTTTGCTCATTTTTTTCTCTTTCGCCAGGGCGGAACTTCGTTGCCCTTCGGGTACTTTTTCGCGTTCGGACATCCCTGCTCGTGACACGGGACGTTGTTGATCGCCAGGATTTCACACTGGCTGCAATACAGTTTGCGCGTCATTAGGCCAGCTCCTCTTCGTTGCAGGCTTCATATGCGCCTGGAAGGGGAACGATCGGTTCCAGGCCTTTGGCAATTCTGATTGGGTTGAATCTGTTTACGCAATTCTCACAGATCGGCTCCCTCACGTCATTGACGCGAACCGAGGGAACCTTCATCGGGTTGAACGTGAACGGTTGGCCGCACCCGATGCACGGCGCCGTTCCCAAGGCGTACCCCATCACGCCACCGTCATGATGAGCAGTTCTTCCGCTCCGTACACCTGTGCAGCCCCGCATACCTCGCAAGTGTACTTACGCGCGTCTGGCTCTACGCCGAAGGCTTCTGCCCCACAGGAGATACAGAACCCTCTGTTGTCGTCTTCCTGAACGGCCTCTACTATACGGTCCTGCGTGATGCTCGAATGAATGTCCTCTTGCATGTTCTTTTCCTTTCCTTCACTTGGGCGATTTTTTCTTTCCTCTGCGGCAGACCCACCACACGTACAGCAGGCCTCCACCGTAGACCATCAGTTGCGTGATGGCCATGGCCGGCCAGAACCACGGCGGGTCTGGCGGCAGTTTGTCGAACTCCGGCGGCAACGGAAACATGTTCACCTCACACTTTGTAATCGGAGCGCACCGACACCGACGCCCCCGCGCGGCTGAACTCGACCGAGCACTGGTTGTACGTGCCCGACTCGTACCAGCTCGTAATCTTGGGGTACGCCTCGCTGTCTCCGACCTTCAGGTAGCCCTTCGCGCGCCACGGCGGAACATGGGTCGCGGCGAAGCGCAGCGGCACAGTCCGGTAGTGGATCCGCCGCTCCGCGATGCCCTGCGGAGTCCCCGGCGCCGGCTGTGCGAAATTGAGCTGGATGAAATCCCGCCCCCACTCCGGCTCCGCGCCGGTTCCCCGGAGCTTGTGCCGCGCGAGAGCGCCGGCCAGATACTCGGCCAGCTTCCAGGTCTGTTCCTTAATGGGCATGCCGGGAAACCACTTGGCGTACTGGTGCCGGTAGAAGTCCCTCTGCTCTTGGGGAATCAAGCCCTGCCAACCGATGTCGGTCAGCTCGCTTGGACCTGGCTGGATGCCGTAGAGATCCGTCCGCTCCAGATACAACTGGAAGACCGGCGCCAACGTGCCCGCTTGGAAGTCGTACTCCTTCGGGTCCATCAACGCGCTCTCCAGCACCGGACGCAGGAAGCGGAAGTTCAGCACGTCCACCAGGGCGAGGAAATCGCGAACATACGTCTCGCTCGACCGGAGCGCCGCGTCCCCTTCCGACTTGAAGAGGTACTTGCCGCCCACGTCCTCGATCCGCATGTTCATCCGCAGGCCCGGCTCGTAATAGCGCCGCACGCGTCCCTGGAGGCACTGGAGAGTCTTCAACCCCATCAGCTCCGCCACATCCACGCTCTCGCCATTGATAGGCTTCTTGCTGCCCCACGGCACCAGGAACGGGATCGGAGACCCCTCCTCGATATGCTTCCGCAGGACCGCTCGAATCGCCACCAGGCTTTCCGGATTGGGCGCCGGTCCGAACCTCGACTGGTTCGTTCCGATGATCTCGGCTGCCACCAGCTCCAACGTCGTCGCCTTGTCACCGCGGTTCGACCCTGGAAACTCGCGCGCCAGCGCCCGCTGGATCACCTCTCCATAAGGATTGTCCAGCTCACTTACGTGAATCTTCAAATCATTCATCTGTTTTGTCCCGGCCTTTCTCCGGGGGCTATCGCCTACACGTCTCGTGTTTCGACTCGGAGCCTCCGAATCCTCTTCAGGGCGAAAAATTCCTGGCCGGGGCATGGCGTCCCCGGCCAGGCGGCGAAAGCTCACGCGTGCAGCCAACTACGCCGCGGACGTGGGAGCGGAGGGAAACAAACTCTGTTGCTGTTTGGCGGGTTTGGGAGCATTCGGAATCGCCTTCCGGGATACTACCGCCTTGCGGTTCTCCTCAAAATCAGAGAGCTCGCCGGGTGTCGGCTTGCGCACCATCGCCAGCCGGCATTTGTAAGTGCTGTCCGTGTATTCTCCGCTGTTGCTCCGGATCAGCTCCACAGTCTCCACGGCATACGCCGGATCCTCGCCCTCCTCCAGGTAGTCGGGATTATAGGTCACCACTTTGAAGTGGCCGTCCTTCCCGATCTCCTGGACTTGCGCGAGAACCACACCGGGCGCCCAATCCCCGTCCCCCGTAACTTTGGGGTACACGAGCGCGGCCACGTCGCCTACCTTGAGGGCGGCTTTGTCCGGCGAACGCTGCGCCGAACTGGACCGGATGCCTTCGAGAGCATCCCGCTGCTCCTTATTGGGCCGTTTCACTATCACTACGCGCTCATCGTTGGCATCGATGATCTCAGTGCTGACCCCCCGGCCATTTTCGCGCCGCTTGGTCAACCTCTCCGCCACTTTCAAAGAGCCTGCACGGGGCGGTTTGTTCGGGAACAGGAACTTGATTGACGCATCGGCGCCGTCCTGAGAAACGGTCACCACTTCCGCGCCATACACGCCGGGAATGCGCCCCGGCTCCATCGCGTACGCGACCGTAATCAGATCGCCCGCCCGTAGCCCTTTCAGCGTTGCCAGCGCCGGCAGAGTATCTGGTGGCGGAGTGGAATCCGTCGCCACGGGAACCACCTTGGGCGGCTCCTTTTTCTTGATTACCTTCTTCCCTTCCAGAGCGCCCACCAGTTTTGTGGCGAACTCCCCTTCCGGTTTTTTCTTTGCCATGTTCATCAGGGGTCCTTTCCACCCCAGACTGCTGCCTTCGAATCGCAGCCGTCTCTTGGGCGCGCTCGACGTGTTCCTCGCCGAGAGACTTTCGTCCGGGATGGGTCCCGCGCCCAAGACGCGGCTGCGAACCGCGCCACTACCTGCCTATTCCGGGCGATTCATCAGCGATCGCAGCTTGTCTGCAATCCGCCCGAACAGGTTCTTTTGTTTCCGTTGCTGCCGCTCGACCTGTTGTTGAAACCAGGGCGGCCTGTGTAGAACCGAAGTCACCTTCACTTCCTTCGGCCCTTTCTTTGTGGGGACTTCCACCGTCGCCGTGCTACGACCGGCGCCGCGGTGATGAGCGGGCGCTGCCGCCCCCGCTCCCAAATTGTATCTGTTGTCTTTTCCAATCGCGAAAAAATGATGCGCCATTACACCTCCTCGAATAACCCTGCCTGACCTCCCCACGGCGCAACCTGCCGCTGTGTGGGCCTTCCTTCGTTGTAACCTCCGATTCGAGCCTTGCGCAGCCTCTCGTATTCCTCGGCTTCCTCCCGGACCCCGAGCCGGATCGCTATGCCCGATCTCTCGTTGTCCGTATCCCACCAGCCGCCAAGGCCGTCCCTTGCCATCAACACGTCTTCCGGCTCCGCCTCTTCATACTCAAAGCGGATCTTCAGCACGTTCTGCTCCGGAATTTCCAAGACCCGGCCGATATATTCGCCGGCATCATCACCTGGCCAAGGATACATGGCCACAACGATGTCTCCGAACGTGAATGGCCCTTCCTTCCGGACCGGGAAGCACTCGCGGAGGCACATAGGGCAGTAACCCTTCCCCGCGAAATACTCCAGCACCTTGACGAACCAAGGCTTTCCGCAGATATCGCACTCTGCCGATACCTGGTTGACTTGGACAGGCGGCAACTCAATGACGGGAACCTCACCGTTCAGGTGCTGTTCCGTTCTGAGCCACAATCTCTGCCCGTGGCCGATCCCGACGCCCACGCCGTGCTCCTTAAAATGCCCCAGGCACATATTCCGCCAAGGGCCGGCCTTTGTGATGCCGTCGTACCGCGCCAACAGCCGCTGGTCGCGGTCCTTCTTGTGCTTGCAAAAATCGCAAGGGGGAAGTTTCTCTACTGTTCTTTCTTCACCGTGCATGGTGGTACCTCCTCCAAGGCGACCCGACTACGCCGCCAGATAATGCAGGAATACCCTGTCGAAAGGGCCGTATCTTTGGCGGCTTTTCTGTTTGAATACGGACCATACAACCGATCCGTTCCTTTCACTTCCACCTCATACTCAATAGAATTGGCCATGCCGCCCCTACTTTCTTCTCTTCGCCAGGCGCTGGCACTTCCCACAGGTTACCCGCTTCGGGTCCGACGTGGAAGGAAGCCTGGACTTATCTGTATCCAACAGCTCAGCCTTTGCGTAGCACGCCGGAAAGCGCATGCCTGCATTGATAAACAACCTTTGGTCCTGCAAATGAATTTTTGCCATGTTCACCGCGTCCTTTCTCCGCGAGGCTTTCGCCTACCTCCCTGTGCGGGAGGTTTCGAGCCGGCGCCCACCGGCCCATCTTCAGGACGAAATTTCCGCTCTTGTGTCTCCCAAGATCGTGATTGAGCTGTGGGTTTCCTTCCATGCAACCGCAGCCACATGAAAGCTCTTCAGCCTATCGATCTGTTGCGTGACCCAGAACGCTTGCGTTTCCAATCCTACTTGCATATACATGGTCAGCAGGATATGCGTTCCTTTCAACACCATCCCCCGATCCGCGAACCTGCCTTCTACCGCCATGGGGGGCCGCCCGGTGTGCATGATGCTGTAAACACTCACGACCCCGGCGTACCGCAAATACTCGGTCACCACGGCGCCCGGATCGGGCACCAGCATGGTGATAGCCACTCTTGTTGCCATTTTTCAAAGGCTCCTTTCCAGCCTAGCTTTCGCCTATGGCGGGCCTCCCGGCCGGCCATTTCGACCTGGAGCCACCAGGTTCTCTTCGGGGCGAACTACTCCGTTTCTTCCCATGGCTTTTCGCCGGGCTCCTGGTACAGGGCCAGGCCACAAGAATTATGCAAAGCTTCCCACAACCGGTCGCCGCGGGCCAGCAACTCCTCCTTGGGTTGCAACTTCTTGTGATTCCCAACAAAGCCTTGTTCCTCGGGAGTCGTTTGATCCATTGCATCTCCTGCCTGTTCCAGCAGCTCCGCCATGTAGGTTTGCGCGTCATCCCATTCTGCGAGAGACCGGGCCGCCATCATCACCAATGACAGGCGCGCGATCGATCTAGCCCAGGTTCTCAGCTTTACAAGCGTGATTTGGGCATTCGTCAATTCTGTTGGTATTGTTGCCATTTCAAAGCTCCTTTCCAGCTTGGCTTTCGCCTACCGGCTGTAGAGGCCGGTTTCATCCGGGCGCCGCCCGAACTCTTCAGGACGATTACAAGGTGTCCGCAGCGTTTCCTTCAGGATCATCTCCAGCGAAAAACGCTCTCTGGCCCTCCAGTTTCGCCAGAGTCTTCCGCTGTTCCTCCACTTCGATCCCAACACCCTGCTTGCCGTACAGCCAAGCAATCACCAGTTCCAACGATGCGTCCTCGTAACACATCTCCTGGTGGTTCACCGGCACGGCATAGAACCTGCTGGCCCCCACTTTGTACACCATGCCGATCCCCTGCTCGCCTGGATGTAGACGCACCTCGTAGCAGGGCGCCAGTAGCAGGTTTATGCCGTGATACCTGGCGGGGATTGCCAACAGGCGATTTTGCATCTGCTTTTCCGCCCGTGCCAGTTCCTCGGATTCCAACTGCGCTTCGTTTCGTTTTGCCATTGCTTTCTCACTCCTGTCCAAATATGCCAGCAGATCGGTCCGATTCCGTTCGCAATGATCTTCAAATTCGACCATCATAATCTTTTAGCCGGTCCTTTCCACCGGAGCTTTCGCCGACCGCCTTGTCTGGCGGTTTCGTCCCTGCGCTACAGGAACTCATCGGGGCGAATTTCTTTCCTCTTCATTTTCCCGGAGAGCCTTGTCGAATTCACTATTGCGTTTAGCTCTCTCGGAGGTAGCTTCTCGCCAAACATGCCTGTCAGTTTGCGAGGCATTTGGATGCTCAAGACTATCCAGGATTGCAAACGCAATAACGAAGACAAAAAGCCCAAGCCAGCAGAGTTTCATTTCACGTTTCATAAGAGCTCCTTTCAAGCCCAGCTTTCGCCTATCCCCCTGAGCGGGGGATTTCGGCCGGAAGCCATCCGGCCATCATCGGGGCGAACTACCATTCCAGGTTGTTGAGCGCCGCCAGTACCATAACCTCGACCGGGGTCAACGCCACCACAAAGACGTCCACCACGATAGCGCCCTGGAGCGCTTCGTGATGCTGGCCGCCGATCGCGTGTTCCTTCAGCGGTTCCACCAGATCCTCCAGGCGGATTTTTTCCTGGACGGGAAGACGATTCCTGGTATCCTTCACCAGCGCCTGACCCGTGCCCAATCCCAATCGGCAGCCCAGGCCGTCGAAATGCACCTGGCACAGGTTTGCCCAGCACATGCCGCCCCATCCGGGGAGCTTCGCGCTGTACAACGCCGGCGTCTGTTGATCCTCCGCCCTGCACACATCGCAGTCCGGACGCTCTCTCACCATCACTTTATTGTTTGCCATGTTCGTTTGATTCGGCTCCTTTCCAGCCGGGCTTTCGCCTATGCCCCCTACTTCTTGGGGGCATTTCGCTTCCGCGCCACGGAAGCCTCTTCAGGGCGAAGATTCTCTCTGCGCGCCCAAAAAAATCCGGCCACGCAGGAGCACTACCTGGGCACCACACCGGCATGTGGCCGATGTCCCGCATACGCAGGGCCGGATCATGCCGCGTTCTCGAAATGGAACCGCTCGCTGCGGCTGTAGCCCGGCCGCGGATTCCTGACCGTCCACGAGCCGTCCGCCTTCTCGCGCAACATCGTGCGCAGCTTCGAAGGCCCTGACTGAACCCCAATGCTCAGGGCCCCGGTCGTAGTGGCGAAGGTGTTGAACTCCACTCCCATCGCGCGCAACATGTTCCGCAGAATTCTGTTCTGTCTCTGTAGTCTTTTCATATTCGTGTTTGTCTCATCCTTTCCATGAGGGCTTTCGCCTAACGGCCCGCCTCCTTTTCGGGCCGTTTTCGGGGAGTTGCCGACTCCCCATCTTCAGGGCGATTACGCGGCGGCCGACTGCTTCTCCGTGGCCGCTTCCCACTTCGCGTACACTTCCTCCCACGCGGCGTCCGCGCCAATTTCCTTGGCCTTCACCCGCGCTTCCTCCACCAGCTTCACGTGCGCCGGTTTCATCGACGACTTCCAGGTCGCCTCCGCCTTCTTCCGATCGCCCGCGGCCGCCAGCAACCCTTCCAGGTCCTTGGCGCCGTAGAACTCGATCGCGCCGTTGCCCAGCGGATCCGTGCACTCGACCGCGATCGGCGTCTTCTTCGCCGTCGTGCGCAGCCCAACCACCGTGAACTCGTACGGGTACTGGGGATCCAGGTCGTCGTCCGGGTCGGGCACGTGATACTTACGCCCGAGCCATTCCGGATTCACACCCTCGAAGTCCTTCGCCCGCTCGATCCACAGCGTCTGCATCGAGGGAACCGGCGCGCCGGCTTCGTTCCGGTACACCAGGTCCACGGCCACATACGGCGCCGTAACCGCGAAGTCCTCGACCGCCACCTGACGGCTGCCGAGCGCCTGCTCCACGATCTTCTCGAAGTCTCCGTCCGCGATTCCCAGGTCCACCGAGAACCCAAGACTCACGTACCCGGAGTCCGTCGCGTCGTCCGATTCCTCGACCTTCACCGAGACTTTCGCCCGCGCTACCAGAGTTTCCAGTTTTGCGAGGATCTCGGATCGAATGGCGGCCGTCGTCGCTTCGTCGAACTTCACCGGCACGAATTGCGATTTTTCCGCGACTGCAACTGCTTCTTTTCTGTTCTTGTTTGCCATAACGTTTGTAAACCCGTCCTTTCCACGGGGGCTTTCGCCGACGCCTCACGGCGTTTCGACCTGGCGCCACCAGGCCTTCATCGGGGCGAACTACTTCGGAAGCGCAACGGCTTCCGCCACCACCTGCACCATGCAATCCTCACAGTAAGGCCGCGTTTCGTCGCCAAACACGAACGCCTCCCCGACCGGGATCTTTTTTCCGCAACGGGAACATTGGCAGGTGAACACCACAGGGGAACCTGTCTTAGGTGTCATTCCACGCTCACGTGAATCCTGTTGCACCGGCAGCCTGGGGAATCGCAGAACTCGCTTTCCGCGTCCGCTTCGCTCACCAGGTCCTTGAACTGAAGCGGCTCCGATTCCAGATCCTCGTCGTACACCGAGGCCACCTGGGCCATGGACGTTCTTGCATCCTCGGCCGCGCCTGGCAGCGAGTCGTACCCTGCGTCGGTCAGTTCGTTGATCCTGGTTTCGATCAACCCGTTTGGCCCCACCGGATCCATTTCTTCGGAAGTGCATCCCGTTTCCGGATCCGTCTCTTCGCGCAAAAAGTCCGCGGCCAAGACCTCATCCTGCATTGCCTCCCGGCAGTCCTCGCAGGGCTCTTCCAAATGCTGGCAATCTTCGCAACGAACTACTATTCCTTTTGCCATATCGTTCAACCAGGTCCTTTCCACCTGAGCTTTCGCCTATTCATGCTCCCACCGCTCCGCGGTGTCTGCGCTTCGCGCCAATCAGGCATAAATTTCGGCCGGTGTGCCACACCAGCCATCTTCAGGACGAATTGTATTTTCCCACCACACTTCCCGCGGGGTTATGAGGCCCGCGGGTTCGCTTTGAATCCGACTCTCCAGCTTGCTTCCCAGTCCGAACGTTGCCCAGGTTGGGCGCCTCCGTCAGGAGGCCGTGTTACACCAGGCCAATTCGCCGCATCGTAAATCCCAGGGGCAAGCTCGTTCTGCCCAAAAATGTCACGACGATCTTCGCCGGGGACGTTTGCGGGGACATGGTGATTCGACCGGGTAGCGAATGTCATCTGAGAAAGGAAAGGTATTAAAATGACATCCGTCGCCGGAGCCGTTTTCCGTATTCAATTGTCAAATATCGCTTGGGTGCCTTCCCCGATC